TAACCGCCGTGGGGACAGCAGAATCATTCAGAAGATATCGGATTTTTGTAACATCAGGTACTATTGCAAACATATTTGATGGTACCTTAATCTTTTTATCCGCTCCGTCCGTGTATAGCTCAATGCCAAGTCCGTCGAGACTTTCCACCGCAACCGGCTTATATAATACAATTACGGACCCTTCGTTATAGAGATAAGCCGCCGCATGCTCACTCGCATAAACTGTGCTCCGCATATATTTCGGCTCACGCTCAACCTCAACGTTCACCGATTCCTTCATCACCAGCCGCAGAGCATCAGGTTTACAGATAAAAGACTTCTGCGCCTTCGAGTCGGCCTTGAGTTTTTCACTTACAGAAATCTGACAGCCCCAGATTTCTCCAACAACCCCGTTAAAAATCCTTTCCTGCCCAATGTCTGAAGGCCGGATGTAATCAGGGTCTTTCCTAAGCGTTGCCAAATCCTGCGGAAGACAATACAGGATTTTGGGGCCGTCCAAGTCCTCACCATAAAGCGTTAAAGCGGTTGCAATCTCATCAGCAGAGAGAGAGGCCACCGGGAACACTCGGCCCCAAGGGGCCGCCTTTAATGCCGCATGTAGGTCATTGTCCGCTTTGTGATCGATAGCATAAGCGAGCTGCCTTGCAGCTTCCCCCATCGGATCGCCAAACCCTGAGTTGATCGCCTCATCGGTAATCTGTACGCCTTTGGCATACTTTTTCACCGTTACTTCTTTAGCGGTTGAATTCAATTCAACCACCGGGACTTCTGCGTTTTCAGCAACATCTCCGGCAGCCCCGATATACTCAAAGCTGGGAAACTTCAGCGTATCGCCGGGCCGCCCAGAAAGCGTAGTGTCTTTGGTTGTAACCTCTCCGAATACCAGCTTTTCACCAAGATTAGTGTCCACTATCTCAGCAATCACTTCGGGAATAATCAGATTTGCTTTAGTAGTTGTAGGCATCTTTCTTCTCCTTTTTGTCGGTTATTTCCTTGAATTGAACCAGGCTTCAAACTCTGCATAGCTGGCCTTTTTACCGGGCGCTTCGCCACCCGTAAACTCTCCGGCTTTTGGTGCCGTGGGCGCATTCCTCGCCCTCGCCGCTAATTCAATTGAGGCTTTCAAGGTATCGGCGCTGTTCAAATCAAGCAAGTCAACAAGGCTTTCCGGGAGCCCCCTTTTCCTCAGCTGTTCAACCGCTTCATTGTGTCGCTCCTTAATCTCAATCTGTCGCTCCCTCTCTTCGAGCGCCTTTATGCGTTCCGCGTATGCGGCCTCTTGCGTGTCTTGTTCCGTCCCACCTTCTGCTTCCGTCGTTTCCGGCCCAGCCAATTGAACCTCTGGTGTTGCATCTCCAGGCTTAGTTTCTTCTTCCTGCATCCCTTTTCCTCCTTCTATCGGTTATTATCCTCTTGAAATGGGCTATTGTCCTTTATCGCTTCCGGTGTGATTAAACCATCAAGGTCCTTTAACGCTTTCGCTCTACCGGCTTCATCAACGGGCAATCGCCTAGTAAAATGAATTATAACATCATCAATCCCATCTATCAAGTCCCTGCCGCCGTTCAGCCAAATTGCGTATAGTTCAAGCCTTTTTTGGAGCCCTCGCCGCATATACGCCTCTTTTAGCCTCGTTCTGTTGTCAAATCCGAATAATTTATACCGGATCGCAACGCCGCTGTTGTTCCCTCCGAAACTGCCGTCCGAAAAATTCGGTGTCTGGCTAAGTTTGTGAATGTCCTGCTCCATGCTATTCCTTAATAACTCAACATCCTTCCCCTCATTCGGCTTAGTCAACCACTCCGCTGTTGCGTCAGAATCCGGCAAGGCAAGGATTTTCTGTTCCCTCATCCTACTCACTTCCTCAACTTCGGATTCCTCATCCTCTCCGAGGCCGGAGACCCCCCGCAACACAAGCAAGCTATCACTGAACTGCTCCCTATCATTCACCCTGTCAGAACCAATTTTATTATACGCGTCAATGAGTGTTATGATTGGCTCGAAATCCCCGACATCATTGATATTATTCTTTATCTCAATCACTGGAATTTTCCCAAATACATTGTGAATTTTTGACACTTTCTTTCCTTCGAAAGAATATATAGAATCGTCTGTATATACCAAGAAATCACTGTTTTTATTGTTTGCTGTCATGTATACAAAAAACAATAAATTCTCTTCAACACTTTCGTCACAGACAGCGAAACAGAACCGAGGATCTATTGCTTTGGTAATCGGTCTACCCTCCGCATTAATATAAACAAGCATGACAGCCCGACCGAATATTGATTGATACAACGCCGCATTCATATCTTGTTCAGCTATCCCCTCATCCGAATACAGCGTTATAATTTCGTCAAGCATTTTATCCCCTTCCTCTTTGGAGTAGGAAACAGGCTCCCCCATCAAATAAGCGGCGCTAAGGTTTGATATATAGGACGCAAAAGGGTACGCTACCTTGTTGTTTGGTATATCACTCAGCCTTTGCCTATTCAAAATCTCCGCTTTATTCTCATAATAGCGCATATTCTTATCAAGCCTTGAAATACTTTCGAAATGCTTCTCAATTACGTTTTTATAGCGGTCCCTAAGCCCCGGAGCCTTTATCTGGTCAGCCCTTTTCATTTTTATCATAGTTTATATCCTTCCTCCTGTTTTCGCTCTATTTCCGCTGGATTCCACCTCATACGCATATCTTAATGCGTCAATCAAATGATCTGCCCCCTCTAACTTGTCTGTCACAACACCTGTGCCATCCTGTTTAAACCTGTAATTGCTGAGTTCGTCAATCATGTTAATACAGTCAGGGTGCACAATAATGCTCTGTTGTTTCAACCAGTTCAGCCCCTGCCGGATACTATCCGGCCCCTTTTTTACGGCCTTTGTAATAATTCCATATCTTCTGAGCTCCTTTATGCTTTTAGGCTCCGCACTATCACAATACCAGGGCACCCGCTTATTTATTTCTTTAATCGCGCCAGCCAGCTCATTATTAAGCATTCCTGTTTGGTATAACTCTTTCAAAATATATATTGTCTTTGTCTTTTTATCATACATGGTACACACCCCCGCCGCTGGATCACTTGAGAACCCAAAGTCCAACCCCGCTCGATAAGGCATCGTAAACTCTTTTGGCATGTCCGTACCTACCCGCCAATTTGTAAACACCGCCCCGCCCATATTCCCCCATTGTCCTAGCGTATATACTCCCCTGTAATATGCGTCTGTCTCCGATTCATAGCTCTTCTTATCATCTTCTTCCAAGAATTTATTATCCCTGTATGTCGTGCGCAGGATATAGAGATCATCCCCTATATGCTCGGTTGCGTCAAGGCTCATCCCCATGTCTGGTATAGCCATAAACCACGTCCTATATATCCAATGCCCCCGACTCATAGGGTTAAAGCTAAGCGTTATCCTCTTCTTATGTTTGCTCACCCCACGAAGGCGCTTCTCCAGTTGCTTCATATCCGACCATTTAATCTCTGTCGCTTCCTCAATCCATAGATCAGTAAGCGCCCCTTTCCCAGGCGTTATACTCTTCACCTTCTCCACATCATCAAGCCCGAGGAATAATATCTGTGCACCACTCAGTTTATTGGTGATGGTCATATCGCTTCTATTCACCGCATAGTATCTCGATAACCCATAGTTACTTATTGCTTTCTGAGCCTCAGCAAAGCAGCTTGTTTTGAGTGTCCTGGCTACCCTCCTGACGCACAAATAATTTCTTCCAGTGAAGGTGTCAAGCACAGCCCTTGTCCCGATGAATACGGACTTACCACTTCCAGCGCCACCATAATATATCTGTGTCCGCTCCTGTGCTGTAAAGCCACGAGAGTACACGCCATTGATAGTGTCTTTGGGAAGTATAAGATTAATCCTCTGCGCCATCATCCGCCCCCATGCCATCCACCAGCCTGAGAACAAAGTCAACCCCCATCCCGGTTGATGCCTCCCCTGTCTCCAACGCTATGATCTTCACCAGATCAGCTCCCGATATTTCCCCGCTGTTTATCCTGTCCATTAGTGCGTCCATAGCCGCCGCCCTCAAAATCGATACATCCACTCTCTTATCCCCCTATTGCCTTTTTGTATCATAATACCACAAACCGAAGAACGAAGGAAGAGCCGCACCCGCCCCAGGGGCTACCTCCACTAAGATTAAAAACAGAACCAACCACCAGCTACTATTAGTCTACACTACTACTACTACTACTACCCGCGCGCGCGCGAATATAGTAGGAATAGAAACGTGGTTGCCAATACATACATCCTATCCCCTATATCTCCAGATCATTTTATAAGAGATTTGATATCACCCGGAGATGACGCGTAACGCTTCCCAGGTTCCTCTTCTTCCAGAGGTTTTATAAGCATTTTGTTTCCATCACCCAGATGCTTCTACGCCCCCGCTTCCAGATCGTTTTATAAGAGATTTGATATCACCAGGAGATGACGCGTAACGCTTCCCAGGTTCCTCTTCTTCCAGAGGTTTTATAAGCATTTTGTTTCCATCACCCAGATGCTTCTACGCCCCCGCTTCCAGATCGTTTTATAAGAGATTTGATATCACCAGGAGAGGATGCGACATACCGCTGACATTCCAATCCCCCAGAACGATTCTAAACCAAACGGATTACCGCCATCCGTCGGCGGGCGGGCCAGCACTCGCCCCCACGCCGCCGACCGATACGGCGGCACGGGTTCGGCGCTGTCCCACTCCGCCTTTTGCTCGCCGCCTCCCTTCGGATTCTCAACCCAGCGACCGCCTCCCCCGCGGGCGCGGCCGCACTCGGGGGCACACCTTCGGCACCGTGCAGCCTCCGGTACGCCCCCGGCGCGTCCGCACTCCGCTCTGGTTCGCCGCTCCTGTTTGGAGTCTCGTTCATCGCGCGAGGAACCTCTTGTCCGTTTGTTCGCAGGGCGGGGATACCGCCCTGCTTTTCCCTCCGGTTGGCCGCTCAGCCCCCGGCCGCCCCCCCTCCCCGAACCCCAACCCCCTTGCCATCCCCCCAGGCGGGGTATGTCGGGCCCCCGCCCCCGCGGGGGCCTCCATTTCAGTCGGGGTGGGGGGGCTCTTTGGGGGCTTTTTCGCTCTGGTTCGCCGTTTTGTCGCGTTGGCCGGGCCACCCGCACCCGTCCCGGCTTGTTGTCCCCCGCGCAGAGGGGGCCGGATGCTTGTAGTCCCTTCGTTGATTGTAGTCCTGTCCGTCGCGCGCCGCAAGCGCAGGCCCTTTTCAGGGCCGCATCTTGTGGCGCGCTTAGTCCGCGGTGCGCCCTGCGCCCTTGGGCTTAGGCTTGGCCGCACCGCTCCGCGTGCGCCCCAGCGCCGTTACCGGCCCCCTCTGCGCTACCTTGTGTTTTTCTTTGTTTGGCATCCTTTTTTGTTTCGTTTGCGCTCCTTCCGTTCCGTTCGTCGCAGGTTTTGCGCGCCTGCGGGCGCGCTGTCTTTAGCGTTCGGTTCCCTGTCCTGTGTTTGGCGCTCCCTTCGCGTTCGCTCGCTCGCTTTTCCGCGCGTCAGTGGTTTGCCGGCCCCCCTCCGCGAGCTGCGGGGGTCTCGGCGAGTTTCTCCCACCCCATCCCCCGCCCGCCCAACTTCCCCCCGCGCTTTTATCCGTTTCTTTTTTTTCCTCTTTTTTGGCATCTTGTGCGGCCTCCGGCGCGGGGGGGTTGGTCGTGCTGGTCGGGGGCTCCTCCTTTTCCTTGTTTCTTCGCCATCCGCTCCGGACCCGCCCGCACCGCCGCGCGGTCGGATTCTCCACGGACGGCTTTCTGTTGCCGTCGGTGAAGCACGAGCACGCCAGCCCCCAAAAGCAAAATTATAAATAGGCGCTCCGCGCGTTGTCTGTGGCTAGTGCCACCGCCGCCGCTCGTTGCGCCCACCGCTAAGAACGAAGGAACGACCAGGAAGAACCGTTTGCCCCAATCATCGGCGGCATCTTCCCTCATTCGTTTCGGAATGCTCCGCATCCTTCACTTCTTCACTCAGAAACCGCCTCCCCTTCACCGTGTCCGCTCGTCAATCAATCCGGCGGGAACGGCTCGAAGCCCTCCGGCCTTCTGCCTCCGGCATTCTCCCCGCACCCGCCTTCTCTCTTTCCTCCCTCCCCGCACCCAAAACAAAATTATAAATAGGCGCTCCGCGCGTTGTCTGTGGCTAGTGCCACCGCCGCCGCTCGTTGCGCCCACCGCTAAGAACGAAGGAACGACCAGGAAGAACCGTTTGCCCCAATCAT